CTGGTCATGCCGCGTTGCGACATCGGCTTTTTCTCGCGGATGGCGAGCGCACGGCGCGCGTTGTCGGCCATTGCGTTTGTCGGGATGTAAGAGCCATCGGCGAAGTTGATCGTGACGAGGTTTGCGCTGTTCTCGACCTGCTCGACGGGCTCAGCCGGTGCGGGCTCAGCCGGTGCCGGTGCAACGCTCGCCGCCTGCGCCTCGGCCGCGCTGACGCCCACCGCGTCGCCTGCTGCGGCTGCGGCCGCTGGCGTGCTTGGCAACGAGTTCGTCGTGAGCCTAATCGCCGTCTCGGGAACGCCATACTTTTCGGCGAGCTGCTTAACGTAAGCGGCCTCGATTGCGATCTGCTCAAGTCGCGTGAAGGCGTCCGTGCCTTCCTCGGCTGCGATCTCTTGGAGTGACTTCGCGCCCTGCCGATTCTCGTTCATGTTCGCGGCCGACTCGCGGCCCACGTCGATCGAGAGCTTCGCGGGAAAACGCCACTCGCCCGAGGTCGCGCGACGCAACGCGTGCACCATCGTCTCGCCGGCCAGAAGCGGAGGCGGTGAGATTTCCCCGCGCGCGATGGCGTCGAGAATCACGGCGTCCTTAATCGGGTCGAGAACCTTGTCGGTGAGCACGCCCTGCTGGCGCGTAAACACGCGGTCGGCTGCGGCGAACTCGGCGCGGACGCTTGGGCCTTTATACGCCTGTGTCCCGAACAACACTCCCTCGGGCACGCCCACGCCCAGAGCAATCTCGTGCATGAGATGCTGGACGAAGCCGGTGAACGCCTGCGACGGACGCGATGGCATTACCTCGACGCGGTCCGAGTTCTGGAAGTATCGAATCATGCCGACCTCGGTCAGCTCGTTTTTCTGCTGCTGCCCGCTCGGGAGCGAGAGCGCGGGATTCGGCTGGAATAGGTTGCGCGGATTCGCGATGCCTCGGTCGTTGAAGATGAGCGCGGCCTGTTGCGATGAGAAGCGCACGCCCGCCTTCTCGGCTTGCAGGATGTCGTGGAGCATCCGCGCGGTCTGAATCGCTGCGTGGAAATCAGTAATGCCGCGATACTGGTCCACCCGAAATGGGTCGAGGTAGTGACAAAACTGATTCGCGGGAATGTCCTCCGCGCCGAAGTAAACGCCGTCCCGCGTGACTCGGTAAATCCGATACGCAACCGGCTGTCCGAAGTCGTTCGTGACGATGCCTTGAAAGTAGTTGTTTGACGCGACCGCCGTGTCATTCGGATTGCCGATGCGCGTCGCGGGCACGAGTTGCAGCTTGAGCCCTTCGCCGCTGCGACGAATCACGAAGCCACAATCGCCATCGACCGGACGCTCTTCTGCGGCGAGCTGCACGAGCTTCTTGAAGCTGTGCCGGTTCGTCACGTCGCACGTCTTGCACCACGCGTGGAAATACTCGCTGATTGTCTGGTTGTAATCGCGATCACCGGTCGTCGGCGAATACTCGTTTGGCGTGAGATACGTCCCGAACTTGCGGGAAATTTCGCGAGCCTCTGGGAAGTTCTGCACCAAGTCCTGCGCCTCATACATCATGACCACGCGGTCGCGCTGGTTCTGCGAGCTCTCCGTTGGCTGCGCGTATTGTTTCGGAGCGTAAAGCCGATTCGTCCGCGCCGCATTGTATTCGAAAAGTGATTTCGCGACGCGAGCCTCCAGCCGTTTCAGCGCCCACGTCGGCGCGATGTTTTCGAGCGCGCGGTCGAGCCACGGTTTCTGGGCGATCAATTTTGACGCGTCGAAAATGTCGTTGTCCATAATGTCAGTTTCCGGTAAAGCTCACGAATGTCGTATCCGTGGACGTGCCCGCCGCGTCCGTCAATGCGTCTTGCAGATTGCCGAGCATATTGTTAAGCGCGTTCAAGTCCGCGCGGCTCACGCTTTTGCCGTTCAACGAATAGCTCTGGTTGAGAAGCACCGCCTGAATCGCGTCAATTGTCTTGGTCTTGAGCGCCGTCAGGGTCGCGCTGTCCAGTCCGAGGAATGGGTTGTCGAGCATACCAAGGCTCGAAACGTCAAACTAGGCTCAGTCTTTCACCGGCGTGTAACGCACGACGTTGGCAATCGTGGCCATGCAGAGCATCATCGCTGAGGTGTCGAGCCCGTGATTCGGCGCGTTGCTTTTTACCTCGCGCCACTCCCAAACGCCGGTGCGAATTTCAACCTTTGATTCGCCCCGCAGGTGTTCCAGATAGAGCGGATTGACATCTGCCGGTAGTAGCCACTTCAAATCGCCCTTGGCCTCCAGCGCGTTCGCGAGGAGGTCTTTGAAGTAATCGCCCGACCAGTCGTAATAATACACATCCCCACCTCGGTAGTCACTCACGCGAGGCTCCGAGAACGGGAAGTTGATGAGCTTTTCGCTCGCGTCGTCCTTCATCGTCCACGTCTTCCGAGCGTGCCCGCGCATCCCCCTCCAACCGAAGTCCGCGCAGTCGCGGTCCACGTCGGCCGGTCGATAGCCGCGATCTTGAGCGACGCACGCGTCCTGCACTTTGTAGCGGTATTGCATCTGGCGAAGCTGGTCCCGCGTCTCGATGCGCCCGAAGTAAAGTTGCTTGTAAGTCGGCCCTGTCGCCGAGGAGAACGCGCCGATTTCAACCCACCAGTGGTCTTGCTGCCGGTCCACGGCCATAAACCGGATGACCTCGCCCTCGATGCCCTCGCCGTTGCTGAACTGCGCGACGGTGTAGTCCGACTTTGTCACGAAGAGGTTCACCACCTTCTTCTCGACAATCCACGGGCGGGCTTCGCGCTTCGTGCGAAACTCGATTTTCATTTTGTCGTCGCCCTGCCGGACGTGGTGATTGTCGGCTTCGCAGAATTCTTCGACGAGTAACCGCATCGGGCGACTGACAACGGCCTCGACGCGGAAGCTCTGCACCTCTCGCGGCGCCGCTGGGTTCAGCGGCACGAAGCGACCGGCGCGCTTCCACCCGTTGCGCGTCGTATCGGTGTCGGGCGACTCGTGGCCGCAGTGGGGGCACCGAAAGCGGCACGAGGAAACCGCCCGCGCCACGTCCCATGTCTCGTCATCGCGCTTCGCCGCGGCATCCCAGACCACTCCGCCCCGCAGTCCGGTGTCCTCGTTCTTGTCGAGCGCGAAGGCGAGCGGATGCACCTTGCGGCACGTCGGGCACTCGGTGCTCCACTCCTGCTGATTTCCCTGCCGAAACGAGGTGTCCTCCACGTTGCCGGTTTCGAGGTCCATGATCGGAGCCTGCGACGTGTTGTAAATCTTCGAGCGCCCGACTTCCTCGAAACGCGAGACGCGGGCGACGGCGTGGCCATACACCTCCTGCCATTTTGGGAGCCAGATTTCGTCGTTGATCTTGTATCGAATCGACTGGCTTTGCTGGCTGGAAAGGTTCGCAGGGTTCAGCAAAAAGAAGAAGCCGCCGAAGTAAATCTCGGTTGTCGTCCGGTTTGGTCCGACTCGCGGGAGCATCGCCGCGACCGGCTTGCAGCCCTCGAAGACGGGGTTGAGCCGCGACTTCGCGTGCCTATCGATCATCTCGTCGGTCTGCATCGTCCACGAGATCGGCCCCGCGTCGTTGCAAATCAGCCACGGCACCCAGATGTCGGCGACGAGCGTGCCGCCGATCTGCACGGCCTTGCGGAAGTGAACTCGTCGCACGAGCGGATTCTGGAGCGCGTCGAAGATCGGGATGAGCCACGGGGAAATCTTGACGTTGAAGGGTCCCGAGGTCGCGTAGCTCTCTGGCAGAATGATGTGCTTTCTCGCCCACTCGTAGATCGGCGAGATGTCGGGCTGCGGCAAGCGCAGGGTGGCGCAGAGGAGGTCGGAGGCGGTCACGAGCGCAGAGAATAAATCCAGTCGTGTAAATCGTGTGGATTCTCCCACGCTAACTCCTCGACGAAAAAACAGTCCGGCCTCCCATCGTTCGGGTCACTCCGCCTGCACCGTGACGGCGCGTCGCTAGCAAGAATCCATCCGAGAATCTCGATGCAATGCATCGGCCCCACAGTCCCCACAATCACCCGTTCGTTTTCGATGTCACGCTGCTTGACCTTGCAATGGCTACGGCTCCGGCTCCATCGCACTTCAATCCTCGTCCCGTCAATGTCCGGCACCGAGTAGACGTCAACGCCAAGCTCTGTTTTGACTCGGAGGAACTTCGCCACAGCCAGTTCGGCGCAAGCTGCGTGCTGATGGTTGAGTAGTAGCTGGTTCGG